GGAGTACATAATAATTGATGCGGAGATGGATCGTCACTTTGAGACGTGCGATCCAGAGGTGGATTGTTTCCGGCCTTAGCCGAAGTGTTTTGCACACTCCGGGCCAACGCCAGTTTTGATGCTATCTGGATGAGTAAGAGTGCGATTGCAGCGGCAGCAACGGCCCTCGTGCATGATCTCGAAACCGTCCATATCTCGGCGGTACAACTTCATCAAAACCCATTGTAGCGCCTTGAAACTAGGGGCATCAGGCTTGCCTTTTTTACCAGCGAGCAATGGATCAGCGTCAACTGGAAGCGCGTACTCTTTAAGAAATCCAATGTACTGACTAGCCGCCCAGTCTTGATTGTCAGGGCCAGCAAGAACGCGAACAAAATATGGAGCTGCGTCGCGCTCACTCTCGCGTTTAGCTTGAGTCACTTTGTATGTGAAATGCTTATCAGTCTTGAGAGACTTGATAGTGAAGACAGCATTGCCGCCGTAGATGAACTCAATTGCAGATTTGTGGTCGTCGAATTTGCTCATTTTTTTCTCCTAGTTTAGATCGGTCGGGGCCATTCCCGTTTGATCCGATAACTGAATTATGCACGAAAAAACACTTTTGTGTCAACAAGTGCAAAAAAAAGGCCCACACGAAGTGGGCCGAAGAAGGAGAAATCTATGAAAAAAGTAAGTTAACCAAGCGAATTAAACGCTTCGTAGACTCGCTCCACATGATTATAACCATATTTCCTAGCCAAAGACAGCGCCTCAGACGCCTTATACGTCTTGCCGTCTATAAACGTAAACAATGGCTCTCCATCTTTCACTTTATCAAGTGCGACCAAGTAGTACGGGCCGAACTTGATATGTTTGATTCTTTTGTTGTGTTTTCTAAGGTTGAAACTAACCATACATTCCAAGGACTAGATAAATCATAGCGAAGATAGCCGCACATCCAAGCATCATTGCAGTCATCCCAATCCAATTAATTTTGCTGTACAGAAGCGCATTGCGCTCGGGATCGAGATAGATCTGATCTTGCTCAATCTTTCCTGTATAAAACAACTGCTCAAGCTTTTGCTTGTTAACGTCTGACGGCAAATTAGCGCCGTTTTCCCAATCACTCACTGTTTTGCGACTGACGCCAAGCATGACAGCAAGTTCACGCTGGCTTAGTTTAAGTTTAATTCTGTGCGATCTGATGTTGTCAGCAGACCGCATGTTTTTAGTCAGGTTCCGTTCCACCATAGTTCTCCATAATAGTTGTCGTTTTAAATTCCTCAATTTGAGACTTAGCATCCTCAAATCCTTTGCAGATAATAACACTTTGGTTAATGGATTGCAGATAATTGTGCCAATCCACCTGCTGCGGCGATACTCGACCGCCGCTAATTTTCTTCATTTCGATCCACAGATCCCATTCTGGTATAAAAAGATCTGGGACGCCGGGGACTACGCCTTCGGCCTTCAGACGTGCTGCGGTGACTATATTTCGTTGACCGCCGTTTGGTATCGCGATGATCCGTATCCCTCGGTAGTTTTTTCGAAACCAACTTACAAACTCTCGCTGCTCAACGTGTTCAGTCCGCCCACTCCCTTTTTGTGACGCGGAAGTATTTGCCTTCCTTTTTGTAGGATATCTCATTCGGTGGATCGCCCTCATTCATAAAGTAACAAATGTCGTTCAAGTCAGAAATATCGAATGCTTCAGCATCCGCCTTAGCTGCTATTTGTGCTAAAGATATTCTAGCTTTATTTCCAGCAAATCCTTCGTGCGTTATCGGAAAATACTCAGACACCACTGGATCACTCAGCAACTTAGAGTAATATTTCACTTTAATCATTCTCTTCCCACTCGCTCTGGAGACGTGCGTTGACCAATCCCAATCATGAACTGCGAGAACATTGTTTGAATTGCCCATTATGTCCACGTCATGAAGCTTCATTTTTTTCTCTTCGGGCGGTGGGAACTGATAACCGCAGTCTGGGCATTCTCTTACGGCTGGTGGCAATAGGCTATCGCACTCTGGGCAAACTTTCACTGGCGCTTCACCGTCGCCTTTGCTTGGCTTATTAGGCGGCTGGACGTTAGTTATTGGGCCATGAGCCTGAACGACGCCAGCGAAGTCGAGCACAAGGCAGTGATCTGTATGGCTTTTGATTCTCATGCCGCGACCAGCCATCTGAACATATAAACCAGCGCTCATTGTGGGCCTCAGCATCGCAATCAAATCGATATCTGGATAGTCGAATCCAGTCGTTAGAACATTGGCGTTTGTGAGCGCTCTGATGCGCCCAGACTTAAACTGACTAATGATCTCTTCTCGTTCTTTTTTTGGCGTGTCGCCAGTGATGCACTCAGCAACAATTCCATTCTGAATTAGTAAATCTTTGATGGCGTATGCGTGTTTTACGCCAGCACAAAAGAACAACCATGCCTTGCGATCTCCAGCCAATTTAATTACTTCGCGCACAACTCCATCGTTCTTGTGTGTTTTGTTAACGGCATCTTGCAGTTCTTTTTCTATGTATTCTCCGCCGCGTTTATGTACGCCTTCGACCGTCAACTTTGTGTCAGTAAGCTTTGACCTTAGCGGGGCCAAGTATTTATCCTCGACCAGCGCCTCGATGGACGTCGGCTCGATCAGATCATCAAATATGGCTGGCTTATCCGTGATCATCCCGTGACCAAGTCGGTACGGCGTAGCCGTCAAGCCGATGACTCTCAGCGCTGGATTAATTATCTTCAGCGCATCAATCAGTTTTCGATAACCAGTGTTTTCGTTCGTGGATATCAGATGCGCTTCGTCCACGATCATTAGGTCGATATGTCCTATTTCGTGCGCCTTTTTCCTGATAGACTGTATCCCAGCAAACGTGATTTGTTCATGGGCCTCTTTACGCCCGATTCCAGCGCTGTATATCCCGAGCGGCGCTTCAGGCCAGTGCAGCAACATTTTTTCAGCGTTCTGCTCGATCAACTCTTTAACGTGCGTGACCATTAGAACGCGAGTCTCAGGCCAGTTGGTTATTGCGTCCTTGCAAAGCGCTGCGACGACGTGAGACTTGCCGCTGCCAGTGGGCAGCACTATGCATGGATTGCCATACTCGTGCGCCCTAAACCAGCTGTACAGCTGCTCAATTGCCGTTTTCTGATATTTCCTCAGCATATTGTTTTTTGTTTTTCCATTTTTCTTCTTGCCAACGGCAATCCAACTTTTTGTCAAAAGTTAATAAAAAACGATGCTTTTGACTGCGAGGTCTCCACTCTCCATCAACACCTTTTATTTTTCCTCTAGAGTGTTTTTTAAATGTCCCATCTTGTTCTTTTATCCAGAAATCTTTTTTAGCAGAACTCAATCCGTAATATTTAAAATTGCTTGCTGCATAAATCACGCCGCTGTGCTCATCATTATCTGCGTAAGACAAAATCGCGCGAACTAATTCTTTTCTTTTAAGCTCTTTTATTGCCCGAGACATAAACCATGTCGAAAGGTTATGTTCTTTCAATTGATGTTCTGGATGCAAGACAAAACGGCTCAACTCCCACAATCCTTCCTGTTCATTTCGCTCTAAACCAAAACATCCTTTTGCTAATTCAGGAACAGGGAAGCCTGTAAAAATACAAGCGCCTACAATCTTTTCCTTGTGCTGCAATCCAACGTTAAATTTTGTTTTAAATCCACGAGAAATTTTTGAAAGATAATGATGCTCTTTTAACAATGGAAAAATATCTTTTTTGTCGCAAAGCGTTATCGAATACATACTTTTCATGATTAATCATCACTTGCGTTTAGATTTTCTAATTCATTGGCTACCAACTTTGCGTATCCACCAATGTCGTGCCAAGTATCATGCAAATAATAATTACCGCAAAGAATCCTCGCCAACTTGTTACAGATCATGTCGAGACTTTCTTGCATCGGCGGGGGCATAGTTCGGTAATTAGGCGACTCGCGCACGATCTTCTTTAGACTCTGGCTTGTTTTGCTTACATATGTGTACTTGCCATACTGTCCGTGACGCTCTGCTAGTGTTGCTTCAATGCTTTTCATAGTCATCCTGTAATTTTCCCTCCGAAGTTAAATCGTAAATCTTTAATCGTTTCATCTGGATTCAAACACGCATCCAAGTTACTGACCAACTCAATGCTTTTGAATGTATTTGCGTCGCCTTCTCCGTTGCGGATAAACTGTCCTTCAATCTCATACACCGCCTCGACTGGCGTACTGCTTTCCATCCTCGGCCAAGGCACAACGTCCTGATGCAAGACGTGTGAGTCGCATCCCTTGCGCTGAAAATCCTCTGGGATTTCTTCAGCGTCGAATCTCGTGCAGTCCCAAGTTCCGTCCGGCTGCGGGGATGCATGAGAGCACGTCCTACAGTTAATTTGCTTAGTTGGTTTGCCCTCGTGACAGATATGCTTTGCTGGGCAAGTCTTGCACATAAACCATGTGGGATCTTTAGATAACCTTGGCGGCGCTTCGTTAGACAGTGTGATGTACTCGCCTTTACGCAATAATCTGTCTGCGTATTCTTCGTCAAACTCAACGATCTCTGTGTACATCTCATCGTTATCTTTACATACCGCAACGTACAGCGCCTTCGGTATATCCTTGCCCTTCATATAGACTTGCATTTGCGCGTAGTGCATTGGCTTTGTTTCCTGTACGCCCTTGCGCGCTACAAGGTCAAAAGATTTTTTGTTATGAGTCTTGAACTCAGCAATAAATTTTTCTTCCTCATGGTTAGGAACTCCGCCATGAATAATCCCATCAACAGATCCGCTAATGTGATTGCCAAATTCAACTCGCGATTGATTGTTGCCAACTTCTTTTATGTTGATGTTGATCGCTCGCAAATCGGAAACTATCACACGTTCCTCTAGTTGACCGCGACGGAACAATCGCCTCATTCGACCTGAAAAGTTTTCTTGGAATGTCCAGCGAAACATATACCAAAGATATCTCTCGCACTTATGCCCGAGGATTGATCCGCCCATATGCCCACGCTGTGTGTCTGTGTTTTTGCGATGGTATTCGTCGATGCGTTCAACTATTTTGCTCATGTGACTCCTTAAGAAAAGGGGGCCGAAGCCCCCAGTTTATTTTGCCCAAGGTGCGTTTGGATTCGCCTCTTTAGGTTTTGCAGCTGGAGGTTGAGCGCCGCCAGCCTGTGGCTTCCAATCGCGCACATCATTCGATGCGGCGTACTGCTCGGTCGCTGGGCGTACAGTAACTTTCACTTTAAGATCGATGCCGACCAATTCGTCAGTATCTTTCGGGAGTGAACTTAGTCCGCCAGCAAGTGCAATCTGACTCAACTGCTTACGACCGATCGTCTCAGCAGCTGCATTCGGATTGTTGATGGTGATGTTACCGAACACAACACGACCAGCGTAATCAGAGCCAGTGATATCGTAGCGAACGGAAATGTATCTTCCGTTTCCGGCCTTAGTTGTTTTCAACTCAGCTCCCATAATCCGAGCGTCATACCAGCCGTCTGGAACTGGCGTGTACTCTCGTGGTTCGTCGTCGATAACTAAGTCGTGACTATCAAATTCTAAATCCATTTTATTCTCCTTCGTCTTCGTTGATGATGTTAAAAGATGGTCTGCTCGGGACGGTAGTGACCGCGTCTAGCAGTTTATCTGTGATGCTGCTGTCAGTTTTCTTCCACACTGACATATTGATTTCGGGTTTCCACCGAAATAAGGTCGGCAAGTATTCCGATAGTCCAGACTCAGCTGCTAAGTCTTGAAGCTTTTCAGAATTAATCTTGCGGTTGAGTCTGGTGGTCACTTTGATGCGAATGTCTTCGATCCGTTTTGTGGTCGTTGTGTCATTCATATCATCGATTTCCATCATGACTTTCATTGCGTCTTCGATCGATCGCCGTTTTTCAACGGCCTGTCGCTCAATTTCTTTCGCATCGATCCAAGCAGAACTAAGTCCCTTAAGAGTCTTCGGCAGCATACTATCCTCCGATCTTAGAGATTAGTTTCGATAAGTCTGGTTCTTCCCACTCATCCAACTTTCCTGAGCGATCCTTCGCTTGCCAAGATGCATCGGCAATGCATTTCAATCCGCGCCAAGTGTTCCCCTCAGAATCCTTTTCAATTCGAAGCGCTAACACTTCGTCGAAAAAGTATGGGAGCTGTTGACCAGTTTTGTTGCCGGGCATCGAGGGAGAGTAAAGAATGCGCCCCATCTCATCTTGCATTTTATCGAGTTTTGCTGTCATCAAAACGTGCATAGGTAAATCTCGGAATGAGCGAATCAGATCTGTAATCTGTTCTTGCATCGCCCCATATGCCTGTCGAGGATCTTTCGCAGTCTTTTTCTGGTGATTCAGAATCACTTCAGCAATCTCGCTGATCGAGTCTATTGCCACCGAGGAAAAGTCTTTGGAGTTATCCATCAACCACATATACGCTTCCTTGAGATCTTCCATGTTACTGATCTCGATGAACGGCAGATCAGCGTCACGAATACTCAACAGTCCGCCTTCGGCAGAGAGGATGATTGGATTAGGTAGTGTTTTAATCAACGTTGTTTTTCCAGCTCCAGCCTGTCCGTAGACTAAAAGCTTCGCCGAATTAGCAATCGTCGCCGTACTATTTACAGTTATTGCCATAGTTCCTCCAAGTTAAACGGCGGTCGGGAAATCCCATTCGCCAGTTAGTTATTTTAGCAAAGTCTTTTTGGTAATGGTGCGTAAGACTCGCTATCAATCAACATTTCTGAATACTCAGAAAATGCCGCATCGCGCTGCGCTGTCACACTGAGATCAAACTCAGGAAAGAAATCCTCGCAAGACTCAGCGATAGATGTCATGTCGTCCTGTTCGATAACGTAGAGGCCAGCGCCGGGCAGATGATGGTCAAGCACAGTCGTGTCTCGGTCGCTTGAACTCACCGACACGAGAGTTACAAGCATCGTGGAGTCTTGTTTCGTGCTGACAAACTTTTTTATTTTCATTCATTATCCTCTCATCCCATTCTAACGCGATAATGTAGATGAGCATCAGCGTAACCAATCCGCCAACGAGGAAATACATTAAGTCGATAAATCTCTCAAATAATTTAAGCATTCCAGTTATCCCATTTCTCAACCATGATTGGCTCAACGATATCGCAAAAGATCTTGGCCTCTTTGTGCATCTCGTACTCATATGTCTCGATGGCGGCAGTCT